GATAATCGCAAAGGCTGTAAGGTCGAAGAATTATTTAAAGGGGGTGATGATTAGTGGTGTTTGAATTACGTGATTATCAAAAAGAGTTAATCATGGATATTAAAAAATCTATGATGAACGGTAACAAAAAAATCATGGTTCAATCACCCCCGTAGTAACCACGATCTGGTAAGACAGTAGTCATGTCGCACATTGCTAAAAATGCAACGGACAAACAAAAACATGTACTATTTTTCAGTCATCGGAAAGAAATAAACGAGCAAGTCGAAGAAACATTTAAACGTGGTGAAGTCAATCTCGATTATGTAATCATCGGGACGGTTGGTAGTCTAGTCCGAAAACTCGATTCCCTCCCGCAATTCGATGTGGTATTAGTCGATGAGGCCCACCACATTAAAGCCAAGCAATATCAGACGATATTGAAATACTTTAAAAATGCTACTCAGTTATTCTTCACAGGAACGCCCATTCGTTTAGACGGGTCTGGTTTCCATGATTTAGCGGATGACTTGGTTGTTGGTAAATCTATTCGATGGCTACAAGAACATGGCAACATATCAGAGTTTGATTATTATTCTGTTAATCTCCTTGATTTAAAGAAATTAAGAAAACGGTCTGGAGAATTTACCAATAGTTCGATAGATGATGCACTTGATTTTAAGGGTGAGTACGGTGATTTTATCGATCATTACAAACGATTGGCCGATGGTAAACAAGCTATCGTATATGTCCATAGCGTAGCATACGCTGATAAAGTCGCAGAACGATTTAATAATAACGGTTATCGTGCAGTAGTAGTGACTGGTCAAACAGATAAAAAGGCGCGTGAAGAATATATGCAAGCCTTTCGAGATGGTGAAATAACCATCATGGTGAACGTTAATCTCTTTACTGAGGGAATTGACTTACCGAATGTAGATGTCTGTATCATGCTACGACCAACGGCATCGCTATCGCTATACTTGCAATTCGCAATGCGACCACTTAACCCCAGAGAGGGAAAACGCGCAATCTTAATTGATCACGTAGGCAATCATTTAAGACATGGACTGCCAAACGATGATAGAGATTGGACACTAGCTGGACTTTCGAAGACGAAAAAACCAGCAGAAAAATCTCCAAAAACTTGCGAGCAGTGCTTTGCGACATTTTGGAGAGAGCAGATGAAAGATAACTGTTGCCCGTATTGTGGAGCGGTTATCATTCAACCAAAGATCGTCATAAACTTAGATGATAAACGTTCAGAAATTGAGCTTACAAAGATAGACCAAGAAATGGTATTCATCAACGTGAACGGTGAAGAAATCGAGGTCAGAAAAGATGAAGCGATGGTATATTGTCGCGTTAAAAAATATGGAAAGCAATATACAAAATGCCAGAACCTAGCTGAATTAAAAGCATTCCGAAATTTAAAAGGATATGCAAACGGTTGGTTATGGTTCCAACAAAAAAGGTTAAATATTTGGAGGTAACTTACTATGTCACTATTCTCAGTAAACTATGAAGCAGCAGAACAATTCGCGTCTATCACAGATGGAACGTATGAGGTATTCGTCTCACAGGCGGAGCAGAACGCAAGCAAGAACGGTACAGATTTCTTGGACATCCGCCTTAAAATTCGTGATGATTTCCAGCAGAAATTCCGCAATAACTTGATCTTTGACAAGATTTGGATCAATAAAGAAACGCTTCAATATCCAACGTGGGCGCTTCAACGTTATGCCAAAGCAGTTAAAATTCCAGAGGGAATTGAAGTAAACTCTATCGACCAATTCCTTGAACTGATCCGTGGTAAATCACTTAAAGTAACCGTTAAAAACGTTACATCAGAACACAATGGTCAGACTTACGAAAATCTGAATGTAACGAAGATGGAGCAATCAGAATTGCCAGCTTTCGCTGGTGAGGTTAAACCGTCTACGAATCAACAGATCGAAGATTTAGATTTGCCATTCTAAGACTATGGTAGGAATGGTAGATTACGCGCTGAATTATCAAGCTAACGGCTTTTCTGTCATTCCAATCGACAAGCGTAGTAAGCGTGCTATCACTAAATTTAAAGATAGCACCTTTACCGCTGACGATATAAAACGGTTTTGGCACGAAGAACCAGAAGCGAATATCGCGCTCAGAACAGTAGATTTTTTCGTCATTGACATTGATATCACTAAGACCGAAAACGGCTACCAATCATTAAACGATTGGGAATTATCACAATACATACCAGACACGCTAAGGGTTACTACCCCAAGCGGTGGTGAGCATATCTACTTAAAGAAACCGCAAGGAATTGAAATAAGTCAAGATATACGGATCAAAGCTGGTATAGATATCAAAGCAAACAAAAACAATTACATTTTAGTACCACCTAGCAATAATTCAAAAGGTCAGTATAAGTGGAAGAATAAGCATCCTATCGCTGAATGTCCACCAGAGATTTTAGAAATCTTAAAAACTGAAAAGAAGAAATCCAAGGTGAATTTTACCACGGATTATCAGAAAGGTGAGTATTCAAGCAAAACAGCAAAACTTTTTGAACAGGTCGTATATGGGCTGGGTGATAAAGGTGGTAGAAATAATGCTCTTGCGAGTTTTATCGGTGGCTTGCTCCTTAGAGGGGTGGAGGTAGACGCGATATATATGCTTGCAAAACTAGCAAACCACTACACACCAGAAAGTCTACCACAGAGCGAATTAGACAGAACGTTTGAGAGTATGCTTAGAAAGGATATGGATGGATCTTGAATTATTAAAACAGCAGTACCGCGAAATGCAACAACAACGGCATTTAATCGAAATCATCGAAAAGCCAAACGATTGGCGAGAAATTCGATTAGCGTGTCGTGATTATCGTGAGCGTTGGCTGGAAGAACATAAAAATGATTATGATCCAGTCACGAACACGGTAACACCAAAGAAGAACCCACCCACGCGCCTAACTGAGTTGGCAGTAGCGCAAGGAATGGAAGAAATTCTTTACATCGTCAACCTATCAAATGACCGTGTAGCGGTCTATGATCCAGATCATGGATATTATCACAAAGACCCCAGCTATGCTTATAAAATCATTCGATTATTAGAGCCGAATTTTAGCGAGGCACGCGCAAAGAATGTACTCTTTATGCTCGCAGCGACCCCACGGGGGAACCAGCATGAACACTTTTCGTGCAATTTCTCGACAGGGGAGTACAAAGACCCTAAACGTTTTATCTTAGTGAAGAACGGTATTTACGACAAGAAACGAAAATTTCTTACAGGATTTACACACGAATTTGTAGCATTCTCAACCATTGCTACTGAATACAATCACTTTGCAAAATCTCCAACCATTGACGGTTGGAACGTAGATGATTGGTTACTGGATTTAATGAGTGGAGACGAAGAACTGGTACATCTCATCTGGCAAGTCATTTCTGCCAGTCTAAACGGTAATTATTCGTACCGCAAATCTATTTGGTTTGTCGGTGAGGGGAACGATGGTAAGGGTACAGTCCAGCAGTTAATTACAAACGTGGTCGGGATGAAAAACGTAGCTAGTCTGAAAATCAATCAATTCGCAGAACGTTTCTCACTATCTATGATTGAGGGGAAAACGGTTGTAATTGGTGATGATGTCCAAGCTGGTATCTATGTGGATGAATCCTCGAACTTTAATAGCGTGGTAACGGGTGAACCCGTGCTGGTTGAAGAAAAGAACAAACAACCATACACCACGGTATTTAAGAAAACCGTGATCCAGTCTACTAATGAACTCCCACGGTTTAAAAATAAAACGAATGGTACATACAGACGTTTCGCAATCATCCCATTTAAAAAATCATTCTCCAGCGAGGATGACAATTGGGCAATCAAAGATGATTACATCTACCGTGAGGAAGTGCTGGAATACGTTTTGAAGAAAGCGCTTGAAATTTCATTTGATCGGTTTATTGAACCGAAAGCATCACTCGAAGCCCTCGAAGATTTCAAGGAATCAAACGATACAGTCAAGGCATTCGTCATGGAATGGTTCAATAAATTTGAATCCACCCGCCTCCCCTCAAGGTATTTGTGGTGGTTGTATCAAGAATGGTGCAAGGATGAGGGAGTTACTAAACTAACTAAACGGAAGTTTGAAAATCAGTTAGCAAAAAATATCCCTCCCGAATGGGTTAAGAAAAAATTCCAGTCTTTAGGAAAATTCATCCCGTCCGTGGATGTTCCACCTTACTATATTGGTTTTTCATGGGGCGATGATGAAAATAAAATCATTACAACAGGTTATGAAAAAATTAACCGTTAACCGTTTGTTTACCGTTTAAAATCGCAAACGGTAAACACTTCTAAACCTTATATACCAAGGGTTTACATTACCTTATTTACCTTTTAACCTTTCTATTACTATTAAAATAATAAATAAATAAATAATAAAAATATATATAAAGAGAAACGGTAAGGTTAACGGTAAATTTTATAAAAAAAGTAGTGTCAAACCTTTGGGGCTGTAAGGCAAACAGAGTTTACCTTTTAAAAAACAGAAACGGTAAATTTTGGAGGATATTGTGAAAACTGAACATACTATACAAAACGAAATACGGGTGGCCTTAACCGAAAATGGCTATACGGTATTTCGGGCGAATGTCGGGAAAGTAAAAACCGCAGATGGTAGATGGTTCGATACGGGACTACCAAAAGGCCATCCAGACTTATACGGTTTTAGACCCGATGGGAAAGTATTTTACATCGAAGTAAAAAACGCAAAAGGTCGAGTGAGACCAGAACAAAAACAATTTATTAAAACAGTTAAAGCGCGTGGCGCACTTGCAGGAATCGCACGTAGCGTAGAAGATGCGCTCG